TAATGTGATGGTTGTGCCCCGCATAGGACCTGGGTTCTGTAATGCCGTAAAATAAGCGTTAAGCCCACGTAGTAATTGGTTCGCCCAGTTTTGGTCATATTGTACAGGAGGTACAGGTAGAACGGGTATTTGTATATTAGTTGAAGCCATAAATCATTTTCTCCCATCAGCAACAATTTCGAGTCGCGGGATACCCAGCGACCACTGTGTACCTGTTGAATCACTTTCAATTCTAAACGCTATCTGACGTCCACGTAGGCGTAACCATTTTTGATCTGTGTACTGTTCTACAGGGATTGTTGTGGTTCTTGCAATGGGTTCATCCGTTTCTTGGTTATATGGACCGCCTGGAAAGTCTCTAGCGTAGAGCGTCATAACAACCGCAGGTGTTTCATCTGTAGACCCAGAGAACGTAATGTCAGGTATAAGGCGACGAATAAACATAAACTGATACCCATCATCAAGGTCAAAATCCGCTGACTGAATATAGGCAGCTATAGGTAAAGGCGTTCCCGTTGCGTTGTCTTCTAAACCATTTTCTTGGTAGATTAAGTTTCCATCACTAGCTGCAATAGGGTAGGTTCTATCAGGGCAGTCAATCCAAGCAGTTCTGTTTATAGTGCCGTAGTACCAAATGCGCTCTTGATAGTTGTAGACAGCGTAGCGGTCAGGGGATTCTGCTTCACTAGAGCAATAGAACCACCAAATCTCGTTAAACTCACCCACTGACCCCACAAAGGTTTGAGCCTGTTGTGCGTAATTAAAGTCGTTAAAAATATACTGACGTAGCGAGCAAGGGAGCGTTTCTACTGTACCACCGTAGGTAAAGAACTTTTTATGCCCCATCCAATAAGTAATGTTGTTAACTGAGATAGCGGCAAAGGGTGAAGCAATCGTGATATTAGTTGAGCGTGGTTGAAAGTTAAAAATAAAAGGCGTCCCAACGTACTGCGCCCCATATAATGCGCTGTTCGTAAAGATAAGTGTTTCTTGGCGTGTTTTAATTGCTGTAACAATAGCATCACCATAAGTAAGTTTATACCCACCTGCTGATGTAGCTATGCTTGGTGTCCAAAGTGCAGGATTGTTTTGATCTGCCCAACGCACGAGCATAGGAGTTTTTGTGCTTTCTCCTATTGCGTTACATCCAAGTGCCATAACGTGATTTTCGTCTGTGGTAATAATACCTGTAACAACTGTAGGGCAATCTGCCGCACCGCTTAAAGAGCTAAGTTTAACGGCATTAGCCGCAGGAATACCTGAACCCGCAACGCTCGTGCTTATTTTCCAATAATATATCTCACCGTTAGTGGGGGCAATAACTAAATCTTGACCGTAATTGTCCTGCGTCCAGTACCCTAAAGGTTGAACCACACCACCAGAAGTAGCAGCGCTACCCCAAGTACCTCGACTCCACGTACCCGCACCCCACCCAAGCCCTATTACGTTGATAGGTAGACCAGCAGAGGCTTCAAAACTTAGCACGATTACTGCCCCTCCATCTGTGGTAGTCGCTGTAGCAGAGGTAGTTACTTGAAAGGTAAACGTGTTTGCGTCTAAGACTGTTATTTGGTGGGTAGTATTAATTTCAGCCGCAGGTACTCCGCTAGTTGCCATCACCGCACCAGAGATTAAAATATAATCATTGGTAGACGCACCATGTCCCGCGTAAGTTATCGTTACCGTCTTCTGCCCTGATACAAAGTTAAGCGGGTTAGCTGGTGTAAGGGGTGAAACTACAAGGCGGTAGGGTGTGATGTTGTATAAGGTTCCGCTAAATTCTATAAAGAAACGGATGTTTGTGCCTACGCCTGTGTAGTTATTACCTGCGATAGAAGACCAATTTCTTAGTGTTCTGCATACATCTGTATAACTATTAAGGCTAAACTTTTGCCACCCACCAATGTTTTCAGGAAACCCAGAGCGAAATCTAACTTTATCACAGGCATACCATCCACCTTCGTTAGCATAGTTAGTCCCTTCACGGGATACCCCAGGGCGAAAGGTTATTGATTTAAGTGGCATAGCTTAGTCCTGTTTATCCGTTCCAACGTGCGATTTTACCATCACGAACATCAATATGGGTAAAAGATTTGTAGCGTCCAAGACCTCGGCAATCACTGTCAAAATGTTTCATGAGATAGTTTTGCACTTCGCGTGGTTCGATGTCTTTTACTTTAATGTCGGCTGCGTTACCTAAGACGTGTTGGCTATGCTTTGCACCGCCTACTTTCGTGTTGTGTGCTTCACATCTTCTACCGCTCATAATGGTGATTGGCTTACCAAACGACTCACGGATGCGATTAAGTAGCTCTACGAGTTTTGGATTAACGTCTTTCTCTCCGCACCCGCAGTGACACTCAAATTCTTCCGGTTTGAAGTATTTGCTCATATTACTTACCTTCAGATACAAATAATCCAATCATACCAAAAACAACACCAGCCGCAGTCAAACCATCATGGATAGGACCAGCTTCAATGTTCATACCAGCCATAGTTGCTAAAGCCGCCACACTCGCGTGAGTTGAAGGTTCTTTTAATCTTGCTTGTAAATAGTTCCATGCTTTAAGGATTTTGTTCATAATAGGTTTCCTGTAGTTGCTTTCTCTTCTTCAGTCATTGGTCTAACATGATGTACATCGGTATATACACCGTTTACAAGCTCATAAGTTACACCTTCATACACTTCATAAATATCTATAATAGGTATTTCTACACGGATAAACGGTACCCAATTAGAGGGGACTTTCCCAAATGCTTGAATAAGGTTTTCTTCAAAAGCAGGGTGATTTTTAATCTGGTTGTTTTCAGTTTCAATATAGAGATTCATTACATATCCCCTGTATTAGTTGAAGGGAATGCGCGAGTAATACCAGGCCATATAATTCTGACAGCTCCTGTACTGCCGTATGCGGCACCAGCGGAACCACCCCCACCATAATAACCCCCAGTAGGACTAGTTGTTGTACCTCCATTACTCCCACCGCTACCTCCACCACCACCTGAGTTAGGATAGTACGGCCCTGCTCCATCACCTCTACGTCCACCGCCACCGCCACCTCCATATGTGCCAGCACTACCATATCCCCCTTGTGTACCAGAAGGCGCGCCACCGTAACCGTTAGAGCCTTGACCTAAAATACCTACACCACCACCTCCACCGCCACCTTCACCTGCACCACCGCCGCCTGCGCCTGCGCCACCAACACCACCGTATCCAGCAGCACCACCACCACCATTGCCGCCAGCACCGCCAGTACCTGTTATAGTCCCTACACCTGTACCACCAGCAGCTCCACCTCCGCTTACAAATGACTGAACTGGTGAGTATGCGGCTACAGTAGACGTGTTAATAAAATAACTAACAGTAGACGTTCCTTCACTAGGCATTGCTCCTACCACCACAGTGTATGAATTTCCAGGAACTACGGTTATGTTGTTTGTAGCACCTAGACCACCACCGCCACCGCCATAGTATCCACCACCAGACCCTGCGCCAACAGCCACTACGGAAACCGAAGTAACCGCTATAGGAGCAACCCATGAGTAAGTCCCTGCGGTTGTATAGGCTTGCTGACCTGGCGCGGCTGTAGACACAAACGAACTCAAAGCAACTTGCATAATACCTGTCATGACACGTTTCCTGTCACCACGCAAAAATCGCTGGCTATAAATAAAATAGTAGCGATTCCCCGAGTAGCTAACGTGATAGATGACCTATCTGTATCTGTTCCGCCTATATATGCTGTTGTGATGTTCATTGTCAAAGTTTTACTGCTTGAAGAGTTATTAAATATAGTAACCGCATCACCTTGTGTGAAAACACTGTTGTTTACTACAATAGAACCACCACCGCCTAACGGAACATATTTTCCAGAATCCCCAGCTACTAAAGTGTATGCACTAAAATTATAGTCTCCATTTGCGGGTATTTTTAAATAACCGACTTTGTTTGTACCATCAACCGTACAAGATGACAGCGTACCGCTAGAAGGTGTACCAAGCACGGGAGTTACAAGAGTGGGGGAGGTAGCAAAAACTGCAGCACCACTTCCAGTTTCATCCGTTAACGCAGCAGCTAAATTTGCACTAGATGGCGTAGATAAAAACGTATTAACATTTGTTCCAAATTGCCCAGCCGCAAACGTAATTGCACCCGTCATCGTACCGCCAGCTAATGATAAATATGCTGATAAAGATGGTGTTACGTTAACAAAGCCACTACCGTTCCAAGCAACAACAGCACTAGCCCCAGTAGCAATCGTTACGCCTGCGGTTGCAGCGCTTTTAAGCACTACAGCCGCGTTTGACTGGTTAATAACAATGTATGCTTTACTTGAACCAGGGGCAATAATATCGCGCGATACACCGGGTGAGCCTGTTGGGATAAGAATGGCTTTTCGTGCTTCATTTGTCGCACCAGCCCCAGTTGTTGAAAGGGTCCAATTACCAGAAGCAACGGATTGTGTAGCAACCCCCGCAACAGAGTCCTCAACAAGTTGAGTTACACTTGCGTTAACCACTGCTCCCCAAGTACCGCTTAAGTCACCTGTTTGCGGTTGAGCAAGCCCTAATAATGTTGTATATGATGTTGTCATGTTTTTAACCTGTTGTATTAATCGGTGTCCAATTAGAAGTTTGTACTGTGTCTACTGCACCCCAGTTAGCATTTTGTATGGTAGATATATTACCCCAATTTGCGGTTTGTGTATCGTCAATTACTTCCCATAAGAAGCGAGAAGTGAACGTGCCATTTGCATAAACAACTTCTAAGACGTCAACCGAACTACTACCGCCGCCGATATACACATCTTGAGCTGATACATCACCTGAAAGCGATACGTTATAAGTGCTACCTGCTGGGGTATACTCATCTGTTGCTGTAACTGTTTCAATTACTGTACTAATATTAGGTCCAACCGTTGCGTCAGATGACTCACTACTAGAAACTGTCTCTGTTAAATCAGCCGATACAGCAGATAGGTAAGTATAAACATCAGTAGCTACAGCGCTTTCAGTAAGTGCTGCAAGTAAATAAGCTAAACTATCGACACTATCAAGCGCTGCCACGCTCTCAGTTAATGTTACCGTAAACGAAGCTAAGGTACTGACGCTATCAGTAGCTGTTACGCTCTCGACTACTTGCTCTATATTTGAGGGCGTTTGCTCTACGGTATCTGTTGCAGTGACGCTCTCAGAAATTAAAACCCCATACTGAACTAATGCACTAATACTGTCAGTAGCTGTAAGAGACTCTATAAGGTCTGCATAAGTATTTCTACTAGGTACTGGTGTTAGCCCTGCAAATGGTGCTTCTGCAAATGCAGTAAAACCAAATAAGTTAGCTACTTCGATTGCTGGAGATTGATAAATATCAGACGCTGATACTGATTCAGTAATAGACTTACTATAAACAATACCCGCTGAGTAAGCATCTGAAGTCGTAAGTGACTCTGTTAAATACCCGTGATTATCTAAGCCAATGTAGGAGTCAGTTGCACTAAGCGTTTCTGTAACGCTCGCAACGATAGTAATCGGGCCGCTATTGGGTAGCTGTGCAAATGGGTACTCTGCAAAAGCTATTAGCCCAAACATAATCTTATGGTGCTACTGGAAAGTCTACAGTAAAAGGAAACCCTGCTTGCAAGGTAATGTCACGCAGTGATTGTCTATAAACTGCCCACGCTAAATTATCAACTGGTGCATCGGCTAATTGTGTCCAATCTGACTGCGTGAGTAGAGCGTTGCGTCTATAGCGTACTTCATTGGCTTTTTGTGTTTTCTCAGCGTCTAGCTCATCTTGTGTTTTAGCTTCCACAATCACGTCAAACACTACACCATTCTCAATATATGGCTCAACAAAGGTTAGTTTTTCTGCTTGTGAATGCACTTTATCAGACTGTATCTGATACGCATTGCGCTCTTGCGCCCACATTAAGTCAAGACCTTCTGGCGGAAATGATACATTAGGGAACACCTCTGTATGCTCACCATGAGATAGGATTTGATTATTTTCAATTATGGCTATTTTCATAATTTTATGGTCCTGTTGTTGGTAGCGGTCCGGTTGGGACGGTCATAGTTGAGCCTGTATACCTAGCAATGCCTTTTGTTACTCTTAAATCATATATGTACCCAGTAAGATAATATGAAGCCCCTTGACTTCCTACAGACATTCCCCCAGTTGATAAATTATAAGATGAAGATATTGTAGTCGTTCCTATAGATGCACCATCTACATAAAATCTAAAAGTATTTCCACTTCTTGACACTACCATATAAGAAAATTTATTAGTTGCTAAAAAAACTCCAGATGTAAAGTCCCAAGCAACTGCAACTCTTCCAATTCCGATACCTGTAGCTCCAGCTAAAACAGTTGACCCGAAAAAAAGACCTCCTCCTCCAATAGCTGATATAAAAAACCAATCTGTAGCATTTGATGTAGGATACACCCATCCTTCAATCGTAAAATTGCCTGTGCCAAAGTCTAAGACCGTATTTGCAGAATAAGATAAATAATCTCCGATACCATCAAAATAAACAGACCCACTACCGTATTTACTTTGCGCTGTACTAATTACCGTGTTTCCATTGATAGTAGTAGCTAAATTATTACTAGATGAATCCTTGATATTAGTCGTTGTTCCATTTGCACCATTACCAACAAGTAAATAAGACACATTATTCCAATAAGGGTCGGTAGCAGCCCCTCCAAGCGTTGCAAACCTAGATAACATAGTCATCGCACAAACTTCCCGTAGATGGTTGTACCCGCATCGCGAGTCCAAAGTAAGCACCAATCTGTACCGGAGGTTTGCAGTGTCACACCGTTAGAAGAAAATGTCGTTGTTGTTGCACCCGTAGAGGTAATCCAGTTAATGGTAGGCCATGTGATTGTACCAGCCGCGCCTAGATTAACTCCTTCAATTAAAAGCTCACCTAAGTTACCTGATGGTGGCCAGTTTGTAATTGAAAGTGTAGGGTTGCTTGATGCCGTTGGTGCCCAGCGTTGCTGTGAACCGTTAGTGTAGTCTAAAGCTGCTGTGGTAGTGCTATTGTAGTAAACCCAACCTGTATCTTTATACATTGTCCGAGTCAGTGAATAATCACCGCCAGTTAAGTTGCCGCCTAGTGTTGATGCGCTAAGTGTAATGCCAGAAGGTAGTATAGGTGTACCGGATAAGTTAGCCGCTGTACCTGTGGTGTTTTGGTTAAATGTAGGCCATGTGAATGTGCCTGAACTAAAGTTACCGCTGGTCGGGGTTCCAAGTATAGGTGTTACAAGTGTAGGGGACGTTGCAAATACGGCAGCTCCTGAGCCTGTTTCATCTGTCAGCATTGATGCTAAATTAGCGCTTGATGGGGTAGCTAAGAATGTTGCTGCTCCTGTACCTAAACCAGACACCCCTGTAGAAATAGGAAGCCCACTACAACTAGTTAGCGTTCCGCTTGAGGGCGTACCTAAAGGGCCACTAGAATATACAGTACGTTCGGCAGGGTAAGTTACAAACACATCCTTAGTACCTGTAAGGAATACAACCAACGCTCCCGCATTACTAGAGGCTAAAACTGTGTCTCGACTTAACGTATTTCCAGAGGTTGTGTAGGTACCAATACCTACTTCCCAGTTAGGACCGCCTTGGTCTGCAATCGTATAAAAGGTAGTGTTGCTGTTACCAATAGCTGACGAGAAAGTCTGGCAGCCTGTCGCTGCCCCTGCTAATGTAATAGCGGTTATCCCTATTGAAGTGGTTGTTTCTCTAACTCTGTCAGCTATTACTAATGCCATCTTAAACCTCGACTAAATCGTCTTCTGCAAACCAACGCTCGTGTGAATCACCTTCAACATTAACCCAAGAAATCAAATACTGAATGTCACCTTCTTGACTTACGCTAAGTGCACTAATCACGCCTTGGGGCGCAGGGATGCTCACTTTAACTTCTTGACCTACTTTAAAACTTGCAGCCATAATAATCTCCTAATCCTGTGCGGTATAAGTAACAAGTAATGTATCAGCAGCGACTACCGTACGACTGCCACCAGTAAAGCTACCTGCTGAGTATAAAGTTCCTGAAGTTCCACTACTGACATTACATAAAAACGCACCTAATATAGTAGCTGACGCATTGATAGTAAACGATACTGAAGATGATGCAAGAGAGCCTGTGCCTGCAACTCCTGGGTTAGAACTACCGCCAGATGCTGTAGCGGTTAAAAAAGTCACACTAGGACGAGCACCAGAGTATGCTGTACTTTCAAGCCACCCCCCATGAGATGCTAAAGTATCCCCAGGGGCATAAGTAGTAAAACTTGTATTGTTTACAAGGCCCATATACCAAGTAGCTGTATATGCAGCCCCTTTAAAATATTTAGTTAATAAGTCTATTTTGCCTTCGTTAACAACAATATTGCTAAAGCTATCGCTCCATTTTAAATTACCGCCAGCATCAAGACATTTAACTTCATATGAGCCTGTAATACTTAATTGTTCCTGCATATCACCAGCGCGAGCAATCTCAGCGCCACTAACATCTACAGGGTTTAGTTTTTCTGATTGCATATTGTTTACCTAATTAGTTATGAAAAGCATATTAAAGCTGTATTTGGAGCTGCTACGGGCATAGTAATTGTAAAAACCCCGTCAGTTGCAGACACATCAAGCCCAAAATTAAGAACCAAAACCGCTTTATTTGATTGCGAACTATTATAAATCAAAGCACCTCTAGCTACTATATCTGTACCCGTCCACTCGGCGTTATCAAACGTAATATATGTCTGAGGTCCTGTTTGAGGTTGTGCTACCGTTATGGATTGCCCAAGTAGCGTTTTGCCGCCAGCGGTATATCCAGTAGCTACAACTTGCCCTGTCGTGGTATATGCAGTTGTTGTAGCCCCAATCTGTGCAGTGTCAGTGTATAGAGCTATTTTAAAAACATCACCGCCAATAGCAGAAAAGTTATGGACACCTTGAAATAGTTCTTCACGAAAGCTATTGCATAAACATTGAGTAATCATAACTATTTCACCGCTATTCTGGCTTGACCAGATCGGTATGCGTCTTGGCGTTGTTTGCCATCTCCAAGCCCTTTAAGAATTGCTAGTGCTTCCATATATTTTTGTCCGTATAACGCGAGTAAATCCGCCTCGCCTTTCATGTAGGTATAAGCTTCAACTAGCGAGCCATAAAGTAGTACAGGATCAAAATTATCGCCAAGCCAAGTAGTTCCAGCTGTGACAATAGACTCTGGATAGTAAAAGTAATGTAGCTCAACGTCATAATCATCGTCTGGGGTAGGACCTAAAATAAACGATAGCTCCGTTGCCTGATTAGATTGAGGTCCAAAAATAGCATAGTATTTAGGCACCCCTGTTGCCGTAGGTGTTGGATAAGCAGCGCGAATAAAGTTAACGTCTTTATCAAGCATATACTGATATTCGCCAGTGCCATCAATCACGGCTAAGCTAAACACAGAAAGAAAATCATTAGGGGCTGATAAATATTTGTTATTTAGCGTGACAACACCCGTCACATTTTTTCGCAGGGCAGGTAGCTGTACTATATTATAGATACGCATTTCCGCTTGCTGGACAAACGTAGGGATGTTATCAGCAAAGTCTTGCCCTGTATTTTCTGTGTATGCGACAAGCGCCGCACTTAATTCTGTGTAGTTCAAAGGAAGCCCCTTAGCCCTGTGGACCTCTAGCGGTGAAGCCTTTTTTAGCTGCACCAGCCCCGCGAATTTTAACGCCAGATGTTTTCACCCCTTTCATTTGATCTTGGTAGCCATTAGCTTTAGGAACAGGAACGGGTTTAATATTATCAAATTTAACTTTATCCACGTCTAGCTGCTCCATACCCGCGTTTAGTTTTACCGATAACACCGCCACCTTTTACCACAGGAGTGCTACCAACTTTAACTGACTTACCACTTTTTTGATTAGCCGCGCGAGCTACATTGCGCCCTGATTTCTTCATGTCCGCTGACACAACACCCCCAGCTTTCATACATTTAACAGTGCCGCCTTTTTTCATTTGTGGTACCTGCTGTGGTTGTTGAGGTTGCATGCCTGGTGTTGCTAAGGGTGAAACATTTGGGTTCATAGCCGCTTTGGGTGTATTTACGTTTTGCTGTGGCATGGGTTGCCCTGATGTTTTTGTGGGTGGAATTCTTAATCTTGGATCTGGCAATGCCATGTTAGCCTCCGATAGTTACGCTATTTAGCGTGGATTGTATTGTTTGAGAAGCGACTGGATTCCAGCCAAATAACCCTCTCGTTGTTGGTATAGTATTATCTGGGCGTGGAAATTGCAATGCTTGTGGATCCCACATAGGTTGCTCACCTACATGAAGCTGTGGCTGATCTTGCTCAAAGCACTCTTCACACACTTTAATATCAACCAAATCTCCTTTAACCACAAGTTTACGCATTTTATCAAGCTTGCAACGAAAACCACAACGATCGCAAAATCCAAAGCTTTTCCGCCCTCTAGCGTAAGGAACAGCCATTATCTATAGTCCGTAAATCTAGGCACCATACGAATTGGTGACCTATCGCGATCTTCAGCCGCTGCTAAATCAAATGCTTCATCCGCTAGAGCTTTAAGCATAGATAAACTTTCTGGTGCTTTTTTAAGTGCTAATTTAGCTGCAAGACCCGCAATCAATGCCTCATAGAATCTAAAGGGTACGTCAACTGTATTGGTCGCAGGTGACCCTGCATCGTCCATTCTGCGTAGGCGCCAATAGACAAAAGTATAAGTATCTGATGTCTGAGGTAGCGGCCATACCGTAATGGTAGGTGTTGTTGTTTTTCTATCCACATAGACCTGAATAGGGCGACCAGTGGTGAGTTTGTTTGGTATGGTGGCATACGTTATGACAGAGATACGATTAATCGTAATATCCGTTTGGTTTTGCGTATCGTTGTATTGGCGAATAACATGGTCTACTACATCAACAGTATCTGTAGGTAGGTCATAAGTGGCTTGATTTGCTAATAAAGGAATTTCTCCAGAGTCTACAGTCCAAAGATTGATACCCCGATTAGCCCATTCTGCAAGCAGTAAGTTAAGGCTTCGACGCGCTGTCTTTAAATCATACCCACTACGCAGCTCAAAAGGCATGCCGTTTCTGTCGTATCCAAGACGCTCAAAAGCCTCTTCAAATATCTCAGATAAATCGGGGTTAAATATTGTTGTTCCTGATGTAGCCATTTGTTACCACATTGGGTTAGTTTGCCCTAGAACAGATATACCACCTACACCGCCATCATCTGTATTTTGGGTGGGTGACATCATACCTGGGTTGTTTGTGTAGTTAGTGTACTGTGACATATTAGGAATAGAAGCTAACCCTAACTGATTGTTCTGCTGCTGTGGTTGTTGCTGCAACGCTTGGTTGCCTTGCCCTACAGACTGAGCATCTAAATAACCACCTGCGGCTTTTCCCACAACTGTACTAGGGTTAACAGGTTTAGCTGCTAAATCTGCTGCTGTGTATGCGTTAGGGTCATAGGCGTTTTGAATACCAAACCCAACCTTAGAAGGCGTCATTACTTGTGGACCACCAGCCCAGATACCCCCAGGCAACATAGGTGAATCTTGAGTTGCATAGTTATTACCTACACCTAAGTACCCGCTATAGAATGGATCAAATTGACCCGCCGCGTAAGTGCCTGGGCGTTGTAGTTGTTGCTGCGCCGCTAAGTCTTGCTGCGTCATGCGTGTATTAAAGTCTTGAGACAACTTAAGCCCTAACTGGGGCACTTGACTTTGTTGAGCCTGAGGTG